ATATTTCTTGCACCTGTTGTGTTAGTTGCTAAAGAACAAAAACCAAGTGATGTGTTACAAGAACCTGTTGTGTTAGCTGCTAAAGAACAAAAACCAACTGCTACATTACTATCTGCTGTCGTGTTAGCATATAAAGCATCTCTACCAATTCCTATATTATTATCCCCTGTTGAGTTAGTAAATAAAGCATTATTACCTAATGCTACATTAGCACCACCAGTTGTGTTAGAACACAGTGTTCTATAACCTAATGCTGAGTTTCTTGTACCTGTTGTGCTAACTTTTAAAGCATTATAACCAACTGCTGTGTTTTCAGATGCTGTTGTGTTTTCACCTAAAGCATCGTATCCAAGAGCAGTATTATTAGCACCTGTTGTATTTTTTATTAATGCAATGTGACCAACTCCAGTAAGACCTGTTCCTGTAGTATTGGCGTTTAAAACGCATGATCCAACGGCTGTATTATAACCAGCAGTTGTATTAGAAGCTAACGCGTTTAGTCCAACAGCAGTATTTTGCTCTCCTGTTGTGTTACAATTCAGAGCAAGAAATCCTATTGCTGTGTTGTCATTTGCTGTTGTGTTTTCACTTAAAGCACTATTACCAACAGCTGTGTTAAAATCACCTTCTGTATTGGCGTCTAAAGCACTTCTTCCAACTGATACATTACAACAACCTGTTGTGTTAACAACCAAAGAATTATAACCAATTGCAGTATTTCTACAACCTGTTGTATTATCTCGCAAAGCTTGATAACCTGTTGATGTGTTTTGAGAACCTGTTGTGTTAGCTCTTAAAGAATTTTTACCTATTGCAGTGTTATCACTTGCTGTTGTATTACCACTTAGAGATTGTGAACCAAGAGATGTGTTGTTACTTCCTGTTGTATTTGCATCTAAAGAAGTCCAACCAATAGCAGTGTTTTCTTGACCCGTTGTGTTAACACCTAAAGATTTAAAACCTATTCCTGTGTTATATGAAGCAGTTGTATTTTCTTGTAAAGCACAAGCTCCTACTGCTGTATTACATGCGCCTGTCGTGTTAGCACATAATGATATTCCACCAAATGCTGTGTTGTTTGATGCAGTATTGGTTCCTAGTAATGCACCAGCACCAACTCCTGTATTTAAATCTCCTGTAGTAATTGCTGTTCCAGCATTATTACCTATAATTGTATTACTGTTTCCATCCGAAGCAACACTATTTAAAGCATTATCACCCATAGCAACGTTGTTACTTCCTGTAGGATAGTTACCATCTAATTTTATAGAGCCACCATCTGTAGAAAAATTACCAGCGTTAGTTATTCCGTCTGTTGTAGTATTGCCATCAACATCTAAGTCTGCAGTAACATTTACATTATTACCAAATGTAGCTGCGCCAGCAGCTGACATATCTAAAGTTAATGCTGTAATAACAGATCCGCCATCATTACCTTTAAATTTAATATCTGCGTCTGATACTTCAGATTTAAACTCCATGTTATTAGAAGCTTGTTTTATATGACCAAATTTTGTACCATCATCTTTAAAATTAATATCAGCACCACCAGCATCTAAATTAATATCTCCAGCAACATCAATTGTTAAATCGCCAGTATCGCTTATTGTGCTTCCAGATAATGTCATGTCACCAACAGTTAAATCTGCTGGAAGTGATACATTACTACTTGCATCTTCTATAACTGCTTTTGTTGCAGGTAGAGTACAGAATACATCTTTTGTACCTGCTGAAAAGTTTACAGCGTTGTTTGAATTTGATGATGTGATTATAGTTGTTCTTGCTAATGCACCTGCTGATACAGTTCCAAGACCAACTTCGAATTCTGCGTTTGCTTGATTAACGATTGCGTAATAAGTTGTATTACTGTTTCCTATTGCACTAGAAAAAGTTTCAAAGCCTTGAACGGCTCCTGCTAAAGTTAATGTACCTGTACCTGTAGTGGTAGAGGTTTCTCTTACTCTGTCATGTACAATTAATGCCATTTAATACTCCTACCCAGAGATTCTTAATATAGCTGCTGACGTTGTAAATGCAGGAAACTCTATTGTAAAAGTTCCTGACGTAGCTGTTTTATCTCCTCCAAAATCTAAAGCTGCAACTGCTGCATTACTAACCGCAGAAGATGTATTATAAAGTAAAGCTCCTCTAGCTGTTAATGTTACACCAGTAAAAGATATGTTTTGAAAATCAACAATCGCAACACCACTTGCAATAGATGTTCCGCCGTTAGTTAAAGCTCCTCCACCAGCAGTGTAAGTACCTGTGTTAGACACTTCATTAGAACTTGTATAAGCAGTAGTTGTTGAGTTTAAAGTAGCTGAAGAAGTGTATAAAGCTATTTTAAATTTATCGCCACCAGATGATTTAAAATTTTGATCACCTTCTAGTAGTTGTTTTTTAAATGAGTTTGCAATCGCTTGTGTTATAGCCATATTTTATATACCTTATTTTCCTCCGACACGAGGAACACCTGATTGATATTCATCACGTCTTCTTCTTCCCATTTGTTCTATAGAGAAGCCTTCAACTACTTGTTTATACTTTCCTTCGTATAATTGCAAGAGATCATTTGGACCTTTTAGATAACTAAAAGCTTCAACTAAACATGCATACAATAATCCATTAGGAAAATACTTACTTATATAAGTTGTTGTGTTAGTACTTGATAAACCTGGATCTTTTTGAATGTAATTAAATTGAATTTTATAAGTAGCGTTGGGAGCAGGTGCTAATACAATATTATTATCATCATACATTCCATAATATTTAGGAACTCCGGTAGCTGTTGTTGGACTATATTCAGACATAAAACTAGTGTCTCTAAATTCTAAAAACTCTCTATTGTCAGGATTAGAACTTCCATCTGAATCTACAATTTGAGCTGATCTAATTATCAAAGCATCTGCAGGTAATGTCATTAATCTTTGAGAAGTAATTAAATTAGCTGTTGCATATCTTTTATTATTATCGGAATCAACATCTCTAAAAATTCTAAATTCTGCGTCGTTAATTATTCCATCAACAATAGTTGATGTTAAAACATTTGAATCAACTTCTGTGTAATCTCTAATTTTTTGTATTAATTCTGCGTATGTCATGGTGTTAATGTAACTGGTCCTGCAGTTACGAACATTCCTCCAAAGTTTCCTGTTACTGTTGCAGTGCTTCCACAGTTAAAACTGTAACTACTTGTATCTACAACTGTTATACTAAATCCTGAAGCATTTTCAAACAAAGAAAAAGCCAGGCCTCCGGGACTTCCATCTACATTTCTAAAAACAACAGTGTCATTTGTTGATCTTCCATGAGCTGGTTCATTTACAATTACTACGTTTGAACCAGAAGTTAAACTTAATGGATTTCCTGGTAATAAATTTTCTGTTGCAGGTTCAACTCTAGCAGGTCTTGCATTTGCTAAAGCTTGTGGGTCACCTGAAAACCTCGTAGGTTGAAGCTGGGGTTGTTTAGCTTCAAATTCTGATGTGTGTACAAAACTTCCGTCCCATTCTTTTACCATTTCTGTGTAAGGAAAAGCCATTCCAGACCTATCTGATATTGCTTGTGAATATTTTCCTCTAGATAATTTTGCCATTATAAACCTTCATAATAAGTTTTAGGAGTTATAAAAGAACTTGAAGGTGAACCATCTTCTTGTAATGCTCTTTGTAATTCATCTTCATAAAGTAATTTCATTTGTTGAACTAATTCTGGTTTAAATTTTTGTGATAAATAATATGCTAAACCTGATACCATACAAGGTACAAATCTATATGGAACATCTGCTTCATTAGTATAGTTTCCGGCATCTTGGATTCTTTTAACATAGTAATAATTAATCTTGTTTCCGGCTTCATTGGTTCCTGGAGTTAGATATAAAGTGATAGTTACTCTATCTATTAATCTTTGTACAAAATATTGTGTTGGAGTACCTGTATCTGTTTTATTTGAAAAACCTTGATATGCAGATCTATTTATTTTTGATAAGGGAAAATCTATATTAGATGCATTTCTATAACTAGCTTCTAAAACATCATCTACACCATAAACAGCAGTTGCACTTGAAGTTCCATCAGCTGTTGATCTAAACATTGTATAAACTGATTGGTTATTTACTAATGTAATTGAGTTATTTGCAACTTCCCAATAATGCAAACCTCTATTGGCCCATTCTTGAAACATTATATTTAAAGAACGTCTAGCTGTTTTTATATCATTACCAGAATAATCAAATCTACCTATACGTTCATAAGCTTCAGTAATTATATCATCAATATAAAAACTTGATTCAAAAGTCGAAGTTCCAGAAGTTGCCATTTAGCCTCCTAGCCAGTATATCCGATAGTAACTGAAGTTGTATTAGTTAAATCTAAATATATTCCAGTTCTACATCTGATACCGTTTCCTGGTACATAAATATCTAGTCCTTCTGTTCCGCAGTTACCTTCAAATACTAAAGTTCCAGATGCACTTGTTCCATCATATAGTTTGATATTGCTATTAGCAACGCCTTCAACTTGAATATAAGTTATTCTAGCTGGCCCAATAAATGAACCTGAAGCGTCTGTTGCTCTACCAAATCTACCGTCAGAAGTTCTTGTAGAAAACTGTTGATCTGATGTTGCCATAATTTTTTTCTCCTTAAAATTAATATGTGGGGCCGAAGCCCCACACTAATTATTTATTAACTATCCGCGTACGGT